GACGCACCCCACGCAAGGGGCGAGGAAATTCTGGCTATTTCATCTATCCAGCACTTCGCAAAATTCAGCCTCAATTGATTGCAAAGTGGGAAGATGCGTTTTCTAAAATTATCGGAAAGTGGGACGATTAATGGCTGGCAGTAGAACGCTTAAGTTATCTATTCTTGCCGACGTTGATGACCTCAAAAAGAAGCTGGACGTTGGAGCCAATGAGGTCGAAGGCTTTGGCGGTAAGCTCGAAAAATTTGGCAAAGTGGCTGCCGCTGCTTTCGCTGCTGCTGCCGCTGCGGCTGCTGCCTATGCTGGCAAGTTAGCCATCGAAGGCGTTAAGGCTGCTATTGAAGATGAAGCCGCTCAAAAGCGTTTAGCCCTAGCCCTACAAAACGTTACAACTGCTACCGATGCTCAAATTGCGTCCGTCGAAGAACAAATCCTCAAGACTTCATTAGCCACAGGTGTTGCAGATGACAAATTACGTCCAGCGCTTCAACGCCTCGCGGTGGCTACTGGATCGGTTGAAAAATCCCAAGAATTATTAACACTTGCTTTAGATGTATCCGCTGCAACGGGTAAAGACGTTGAAACTGTTTCTAACGCACTCGGTAAAGCCTATGAAGGTAACACGGCCTCATTAGCGCGTTTAGGTATCGGCTTATCATCAGCAGAAATCAAAACTCTTGGCTTAGAGGGAACTGTTAAGCAATTAGCCAGCACCTTTGGCGGAGCTGCGGCAACTCAAGCCAATACCTTTGAAGGACAGATTGAACGCCTCAAAGTAGCTTTTGATGAAACTAAAGAGTCGGTGGGCGCTGCGTTATTGCCTACGTTGCAAAACCTACTCAACTTCTTTATTAACACAGTCATTCCTAAATTTATCCAATTCAAAGATGCAGCCCTTAAGCCAGTTCAAGATGCCATTGAGCGCAACCGCGAATCTCTTACTTTGCTTGGAAATATCATTAAAGACTTTGTGATTCCGATTATTCTCAATGGCTTTGGGGATTCTTTACGCTTCTTAGGCAAAATTGCTGGCGGTATTTTGGACGTTATCGGCGCAGTCGTTAATGGCATTAAATCAGCCGTATCTTTCGCAATTGACAGCATCAACGCACTTATTCGCGCTTACAATGCGATTCCGATTTTGCCGAATGTCAGCACAATATCCAAGCCATCATTCACAACTTCTAGTCCTTCAACCTCAGTTCCGTCGTTGCCCTCAACGCCTAAAATAACCACCCCAAGCGTTCCATCAACTGCGACAACGCCCACAACTCCAAAGGTGACAACACCGACAACTACTGCGACAACTCCAGTCGTCACAACTACCATCGTCCCGAGTGGCAAAGCAATTCCCTCTGGCTTTGACGTTGCAGCTGTCAGAGCTGGTGAAGAAAAGGGCAACGTTGTTATTAACGTCAATGCTCCGAGCGTTATTGATGAAGAGGGTTTTACCAGAGCAGTCGTTTTGGCCCTCAACAATTCCACTAATCGCGGCACGACCGGCGCTGGCGATCTTAGGACTAACGCCCAAATCCTATGACAGCTTGGACACCCGTCTGGCGAATTAAAGCCAATGGCACAGAGGTCACCTCAGTCACTTTGGCTGACTTACAAATTACAACAGGCAGAACCGACATCAACTCGCCAACCCCTGCTGGCTATTGCTCACTTCGGCTTATTAACACCGATAATACAGTTTATTCGTTCACAGTTAATACCTCGATACTTATTGAAGTTCAAAATAGTTCAGCGACTTATGTGCCTATCTTTGGCGGTCGCATTTCAGATATTCGCCAATCGGTAACTTCGGCTGGTAACGCTGCAGCTGTCACAAATATATTTATTACAGCAATTGGGCCATTAGCCAGACTGCAACGAGCAACCTTTGATGGCAACTTAGCCGAAGGATTAGACGGCGCACAGATACAAGATTTGCTTGATGATCTATTGCTCAACTCTTGGAACGAAGTCCCAGCCGCCGAAACTTGGGATACCTACAACGCCACAGAGACTTGGGCTAATGCTGAAAATATTGGCTTAGGTGAAATTGATGCTGGTGAATATACGATGAGCAGCCGACAGATAACGGATCAAGTTATTTCCAATGTGGCTAATCAAATCGCTTCCTCAGCTCTCGGTTATTTATACGAAGATGCGAATGGCCTTATCGGTTATGCTGATGCGAGCCACCGACAGGATTATTTAACGGCCAACGGATATACCGACCTCGATGCCAACCAAGCGATTGGCGCTGGTATTGGAATCGTTCAACGACAGGGCGAATTGGTAAATAAACTTATCATTGATTACGGCAATAACTTTAATAGCCAATATATCGCTCAAGACACAGCCTCACAGGCAACTTTTGGTCTTTATGCCGAGCAGTTCTCAAGTTACTTGAAGAATACAGCCGACGTCGAGGATATGGCTAATCGAGTAATACAGCTGCGCTCGTATCCTCGCTATCTATTTCAATCCATTACCTTTCCAATTCAAAACCCAGAAATGGACAATGGCGATCGCGATGCGCTTCTTGCCGTATTTATGGGCCAACCAATCCGAGTCACCAATTTGCCTCCACAGATGCTCGGCGGCGAATTCACCGGATATGTCGAGGGCTGGACTTTCAGAGCATCAGTCTCGGGTCTATTCATAACCCTTACGGCCAGCCCAACAGAATTCTCGGCAGTCGCGCAAAGATGGAACCAAGTCAATGCGGCAGAAAGCTGGAATAGTGTGCTTAATACCCTAGAATGGCAGGACGCGATTGGAGTGATTAGTTAATGGCAACAACAACGAATTTTGGGTGGGAGACGCCCGATGACACCGACCTCGTAAAGGACGGCGCTTTAGCGATTAGAACGCTAGGCAGCGCGATAGATACCTCGCTTGTTGATCTTAAAGGTGGCACAACGGGACAGGTGCTATCCAAGACTTCCAATACCGATATGGACTTTACTTGGGTCACTAGCGATGATGCCAACGCCATTCAGAACGCTATCGTTGATGCTAAAGGCGATTTAATAACGGCAACTGCAGCTGACACACCAGCTAGATTGGCTGTCGGAACAAATGGACAGGTTTTAACCGCCGATTCTACAACCGCAACGGGATTGAAATGGGGAACTGTTTCAAGTGGTGCTTTGACTTTAATTACTCGCAGTTCTTTTTCAAACGTTGCTGCTGTCAATATTGATTCAATTTTTTCCAGCACTTACAAATCTTATTTAATAGTTATTGAAAATTTCTACGCTGACTCTGCGACTGCTGATTTATTGATGCAGGTTCGTTATGGTTCAACAACTTTTACGTCAGCAAATTATTATTTGAGTTCATTGAGAACACTTTACAGTAGCGCAACAGCGGACGTTGATAATACAAGTGCTGGAACGTATTTCACCCTTACTCGTTCGGCTGGTGATTCCACTTATCAAGACATCGGCACATTAAATTTTAGTAGGGTCGGCGACGTAGCCACGCGACCTTTATTCACCTATCAAATTTGGACCGGTGAATGGGCTTCTTACACCGGCGGCGGCGTTGTTGATTCAACTGCCAACACAATAACAGGATTGCGTTTTCTTTCAACAAGCACAAGTATCTGGGGCAACATCGCCGTTTATGGTAGGAGTTAAAATGAAAATTTATCAAATTGATGCTCAAACCGGTATTGAAGAAGTAATTGATGCCGATGCTCAAACAATTGCTGAAATTGAAGAAACCCGAGCTGCGCGTTTAGCTGAGAAAGAAGCCGAAGCGCAGGCGTTGGCAGATTCACAGGCTGCGAAAGAAAACGCAGGTGCAAAATTGGCTGCACTTGGACTTACAGCAGATGACCTAAAGGCTTTGGGTCTTGGCTAAGCTTTGCAAAGCCGGTCAGCAATTAAGGGAGCAAATAGATGACGATTATCCTGATCGCGACAGGCGTTCTGACGGCTGGATTGCTGACGCTCGGCATATTGCTAAAGGTAATTCTGACCATATACCAGACGCTAGAGGAATCGTCAGAGCTTTAGACATTGACGCGGATCTCAACGCCCACAAAGAAGAGGCTTATGCCCTTGTGGAGAAGATTCGTAAATGCGCCAAGCGAGGCGATAAACGTATTAAATACATCATCTATGACGGACAAATTATGAGTTCGATTATGAATTGGAAACGCAGAAAATACAGAGGTGCTAACCCTCACCGGTCGCACTTCCATATTAGCTTTACAACTTTGGGAGACAAAGACGGCAGCTGGTTCGACCTCGAAGGAGACAGACAAAATGGCAGAATTGAAACTGATGGCGGGAACGTGGGCGAAAACATTCGTCGCGACGGCTCTCTCGACATACCTCTCAGTAGGACTTCAACCCGACTACATACTCAATGCGGCACTTGTGAGTGTGTTGCCTTCCGTGATTAACTGGCTTAACCCCAATTACGAGCGTTACGGCAAAGTCAAGTAATGGCAGCCTCCGACCTCGCCGCGACTATCGCCAGCGTTCTCGGATCAATCGGCCTCCTTATCGCCGGACTGAGATATATCATCAAACTTGAGAACATTCCCATTGTGTCGCGCCTCGACAAGATGGAGTCTCAGTTAGAATTAGCCCTTTCAGCAAAGGTGGCTAGAAGTGGCAACAAGAAAACGCGTTAAGAAGCCAGTCAAGAAGGTGGCAAAACGTCGCAAAACGACGAAGGAGCCAATTCTTACAAAGCTGGATTTCTGGGCTATTGCTGCCAAAGAAGTCTATGACGCTTGCCGCAAAGCCGGAATGGACGAAGGCACAGCTCTTGCCTTTGCGATGGATAGAAGCTCTTACCCCGATTGGATTGTTGATCCGAGCGACCCGATAAAGAATCCGCTCGATGACTGGGAAGAAGACGACTAATTTACCTTCGCGAGGTGGAACTCTTTGAGGCGCTTAAGTCGGTTTATCCGGACTTAACGCCAGTCTCACCGACCGACCGCCACGACGGCATCACTAGCGATTCCTATATTGAGATGAAGTGCCGCCGCACTCATTACCCGACATTATTGATTGAAAAGAAGAAGTGGGATTATCTGGCCGAAATAAGGGCTAGGACGGGCGCTAGGACGCTTTATATCAACTCCACCCCACAAGGGGTCTATCAGTTCGACTTAGGGGCTATAAACGAGCCTGAGTGGCAATTAAAGGCCCTTCCAGACAAGACCGATTACGCCAATAAAGGGCTAGTGGAGAAGCTCTGTGGGTTCTTAGACTTGCGACACTCCGAGCTGCTTCTTGTATAAATCCATTTAATTAAATACATTTATCCCGTAAATCCATTTAAGGATTACAGAACGGGAGCAAAAATGGCCACAATGGTCAAATTAAATATATATAAATGCGAAGTCTGTGGTGATAAATACCAAGATTCGTTTCCTTATCAAAATATGCAGGGCCAAATTGTCTGTCCTTATTGCCAAAGTGAGGGCTGGTAATGATAAATAATCCAGCAGTAATTCGATTTGATAGCACTTCGGGCGCTTG